TCCGCATAAAATAAGGCATTATAACAGTTACAAAACCAGTTACAAACTAGTTACAAACGCCCAAACTAGTTACAAAAACATAAAAACAGAGGGTCAGCACTACACCAACCCTCAATGTTTGTTATACATCTGCATTTATTTCCTGCTCATACATCTGATAAAATTCGTTCAATGCCGCTCCATGAATATGAAATAAATATCTCACATTGTAATTCATATCATCAGATATCTGGTTCCAGCTTTTCAGTTCAACATATCTTTCATATAAAACAGAGATATGTACATCATCCGGTAACTCATTAATCTGTTCACAAATTCTTATCTTCAGTCCAACCAGATCATCAATTTTATTATTGATTTCATCCTCTTTTTCTGAAATCTTTGCAAACAGTTCTTCATAACGACTACTTCCAGATTTACTGGTCTGCACTTTTTCACCAGTACCAGGACTGCCAATAGTATACAGCATACCTTTTAAGTTTTCTTTCTGCCGTATCATTCTGTTTATGGCTGCATCTTTCTCCCTGATCTGGTTCAGATACTCTTTTGCGGTCATTCCACAACACCTCTTTCCTACTTAAAGATACGCCCTGATTTCTTATGTCTCAGTGTGACACGTCCGACAATCTCAAATACTGCCAGATCAAGCAGCAGTCTGAACGACTGCATAACCTTATGGTTCAGCTTGTCAATTTCCTGCTCCTGTTTCTTGGCAGATCCCATTGCAACACCTGCTGTCGGATCTGAATAACCCTCACTGTTCTTATAACTCATTCTCATCATCCCCCAACTCATTAACTTCTCCAATATTATCATCTGCTTCAGCTGCGATAAGGACTGTTAAGAACACCCCCATTGCAAGTCCACTGATGAAACACAATGCCCCAATAATAAAGTACCCCACATTATCTCCCCTTTCCGTGACCTCTGAGAAAATGATCCAGTAATCTGTCACGCCAGTCTTCTCTATGTTTTTCACAGGAATCCTCATCATCTACTAAGATTCCCTTGCGATCACAAAATCCATCTTCATTATCAAGGCAAGTTTTACAAGTCTTTTCAATCATCTCTATCACCTTCTTTATACCCATATTTCATTGTTATTATCAAATATCTGACAGAATATAAATTCCAGTACATTAACTACTATTGAATTTCCAGCCATCTTATATAACTGAGTGTTTGATATTCCATGTCCAATAAGCATATCAACATCTTTATCTGTAAACCCCATAAGTCGGAAACACTCCTTCGGTGTAAGTTTACGAATCAGTAATGTACCGTCAGCCGCATTTCCAACCATTGCATCTTTCTGAACAGTTGTTAATGCATTAGAATATGTATTACCAGATACTTCTACCTGTTGACTTATTATATTATCTTTTCCATATCTCCCCCTCATTGCCACTGCTACAGCTTGGTGAGGGGCAGTAGTTAAAGTCTGAGCCATTTGTTTTCCCACCCTTCCACGTCTTGTTGTACTGTTTGGATACTCCAAATTAATTGAATCTCCCACTTCAGCTACTTCATAACCTTTATTTGTATTTGCTTTTAATACCACAAATGGTTCCAAATTCCCCCCCTTTGCAATTTAATGTGGGCGCAATTCCAATAGGATCATACACCCTTCCCTGATTGGGATTCTTTCTGGTTTTTGTAGGACATATATTACCAACAAATATTATAATTTTATCTTCATTCATAATTTACCTTTACACACTTTGGTTCTTTATAATCTCTCATGAGTAATGTGGAACATATCCCCCCTTGAGTGAATCATGTTATGTTTCTTATAAAACGGTGATGTCTGTATCCTCTCTAAAGTCTTCTGTGAAACATAATATTTAGGATCAACCTCATCTTCCAGTAAATCACCTAGGCATTTCTTTAAAGGGATGGGTGTTGGAAAATTAAAAAGCCCATTATCAACATCTTTTCTGATACTGATAATGAATACTCTCTCTCTGTTTTGCGGAATCTCATAATCCTTTGCATTTAAAACTTTCCAGTAATTATTGTATCCGGCAGATTCCAGACTGTTTAGTACAATGTTGAACTGTTCAGTGAAACGTTTTCCTGTCAGGTTTTTCACATTTTCAGCAATGGCAATCTGCGGTCGGCATTCCTCAATGATTCTTAATGCATCAAAAAATAACCCCGAACGTGTTTTATTCCCATTTTCATCCTCGAACCCTTTCTGCTTACCTGCAAGTGAAATATCCTGGCATGGAAAACCATAAGTAACTAAATCAATATCCTTCGGTAACTGTTTTTCATTTATTAGAGTTATATCGCCAAAATTCAACGATTCTGGTACATTATGAATGATCGAATATGCTTTGCTTGCGTATTTATCAATTTCACAATAACCAACCAATTCATATGGAATAGATAAATTTTCAAGTGCTTTTTCAAAAGCACCTATTCCACTGAATAGGCTTAAATACTTAATCACATTTATCACTCCCTCACAAATATTTTTCTGACCGTGTTGTCTATTCTGCTGGATATAATTTCAAGGTGAAGTCTTTTCTTGATCTGCTTACTGAATACAATCTTACCCATAGGCTGCATATTATTATCTGCACAGAATACCTGATATCTTTTATATACGTCTGCTGTTGCTTCGTTCTCAATACTTTCAATGCCATTATCTTCAATGAATGCTTTAATAGGGTTGTTCTCATTTTCGTATTCATCCAACTGCTGCTGAACTTTTTTCGATTTAGTGAAACCATTATTTTCAATGATTCTCTTCAGTCCCTCAATACCAATTTTAATCATGTATTCTACTGAACTTTGTTCATTCAGTTCATACTTGATATAAGGACGGAATTTAGGATCAATGGTAACCCCATCTTCCAGATACTTTGAGAATCTGGCATTAAATGGGATAATAACTAAACGTCTGAGAACTGCACCTGTTTTGTCTTTCATTCTTGGAATATCATTGGCACTGAATAGCAACTTTGTGTATGGGTTAAATTCAAACGGATCCTGACCTTTTCTTTCAGCCTTGATTCTGTCACCAGTAACAATTTTCTTAAATACTGCCACCTGAGAGCCTTGCAGGAAATCATCACCGATATCATCACCTAAATTTGCCAGCTTTCCGAATATCATAGATGTACTGAACCTGTCCCCCAGTTCTTTCAGATCCAATGCAGATGTGTTTGCTTCACCGAGAATTGTTCTTATGCAGCTTATGAATGTAGACTTTCCATTTGCTTTATCACCAGTAAGCATAAACGCCTGTCCTAATTCATTCTTTCTGTAAAAGCAATAACCAATAACTTCTTCCAGCAACATTCTGATAACCGGATCATTACAGGCAAGCCGGTTCAATGTATCATCTGCCAGTTCATTGTAAGCATCCGAGTTATAGTTCCACGGTATTTTGTTTGTGATAACTAAATCAGAGGTAAACGGTTGCATCTGATCTGTAACAATATCGTAAATACCATTCTGAAACGCTATATAACGGGCATCTGCTGCTGTTTTTTCTTCAGCTATTAATTCCAATAACTCTAACACTTCCCGACGTTGCGTCTTCTTCAGGTTCGGTATCTGCTGGATCATCACCTTCTCAATCTCCCGGTACCCTACCTGATAAATCCCATCTTCATATACATGAAGCTGACCATTGATTCTGGCTACATTACAGTTACTTTTTAACCAATCTGCAAAACGTTCAAATAAAAATGTAGTACCATTGAAGAACACAGGTTTCTGAAAGGCTTCATCTCTAAGGATCACTTCCAGTTCTTCATCAGAAAGTGATTCTTTCAGGACGTATTTATTCAGGATCCTGATAGCTTCTCTTGTTTCATCCACCGTAAAACCATTTGCTGTAAGTGTCAGAATGTAGTTGAACAGGGCCTGATTCCTACCATCTCCTGCATCCATATCAATAAAATCAGTGGCAGCCTTTACAGGAAGCATCCACTTCGGTAACTCTTGATATGTACCACCTTCTTCAATATCCCATTCAATGAAACGTTCTTCACCATTGATCTTGATAACCTCATATGATGTTCTGGTTCCACATTTGATGTCTGCTGTCAGCCCAATAGCAAGCGGCACATGTGTGTGGTTCCTTGTTACCTGATGATTTTTGAACAGGAAGTGCTTTCCTCTGGTAGTCTGGTATACTCTGCAATCAAGCTGATAGTCTTCAACAATATCCATCATGATTTCTGACTGTTCATAATCATCAATGTCTATCAGGATAGTGTCATTTTCCAGAACGCCCCCGAAACCGGGAAGATCTTTCACCTGCTCATAAGTCTTGAACCTGGTCTTATTCTTAAATTTTTCAACTGCTGCTTTTCCTTTGGTTTCAATATATCCTTTATAGAGCATCCCTCAACCACCTACTTGTCCCATTCTTTGATACATTGCGTATGTATAAAAATCTCAGTCCCACGCTTTGTTTTTACATATTCAATATCAGGATCCTTTTCATATATCTGTTTACTGCATACCGGACATATACATGTCCAGTTGTAATCTTTTTTCTTTAATGCTTTGTATCTATTCCACATTTGCACTTTTGTCATTTGAACATTTGCCATCATCCCCACCTTTCCGGTACTATGCTGCAATACCAAACTGTTTCAATCTTCTTTTTGCTAAGTCTATATACCACTGTTTGTCCAAGTTCTGCGGTACCTTTACCCCATTTACATCATCATTGTATATAAAGCAATGATCTGGTGTATCTGCGAACTTTTCAGGTTTACCACGGGAACCGCCGCACTTTAATATCCTACCATCCTGCAACTCATTTGAAGCAAATACCCGATAAGACTTATATGTATACCGCTGAGTCTTAGGATAATCGTAATATGTATGTTTTACCCTGACACCCTCAACACGCTGGACAGGTATACAGTGTTCATGTTCTACATGTGAATATTTATCTGACAGTTTCACTAGCTTCTGAAACTCTTTCAGATCATCACACTGATTTATTGTCTGTTCCACTGGTATCTTTTTGACCATATAATCAACAAGGGCTTTATTCAGAATTGGAAGATCATAATCAACCGCTGAAAGACCTTTCAGATACTTACCGATTCTTTCCACATCACCATCAGCTGAAATCCATAAGTAATTGTTTACATCCTTCTGATAGATTTCAGAGATATTATCAAGTTCCAACAGGATAGAACATTTATCTGTACTGCAACGCTGTTCCCACTCCCAGCAGATATCATCAACCATTTCAAACGCTTCATCAGTGTCAGGAATCCAGATAATAAGACCATCCGTATTTGACTGGATCAATTCAAACCCAGGTATTACTTCCAGATGTTCAATCAGATCCAGCAACATAAGCTGACCATTGATACACATGCAGTTGTTATTTCGTGGATCATATGCAGGGTTCGTTTTATCTTTCATGGCACCTGACAGCGCATTAAGCATTTTCTTATATGGTAACTGGGCCTTTTTCCATTGTTTAGCCAGTGGTTTATTACCTGCTTTTGCCGCCTGAACTTGCGCTTTCTTCATTTTCTTTCTGGTCACGTATACCTTCGGATAGTTGTCATTACCTGCTGCCCTGGTGACAAGTCCCCATGCGATCAGCATTGAAGGATAGTAGTTGTTCACATCAACGTGTAATATCTGCCCTGTTTTATGAATTGGTTTTTCAGTTGCACCATGCAAACCACCGAAGCCAAATGTATGAGGAATCCCAGCAACTACCGTTTCCAATGAACGGTTATAAAAATATTTCTGCCACCGAAAAGAATCTGTCCAGTCGCACTTTTCCATCTCTGACTTCCATTTCTTTTTCAGCTTTATACTATTGGCTTTCTCATAGTTTTCTTTGGCTTTTGCATAATTTATCTTCATTTCTTCAGTACAGTCTTTTACCGCTGTACTGAACCAATCCTGAACATATTTGTATTTGTTCAGTCTCAGACACGGAAGAAAGAAATAATCAAATTCATCATTGAAGTCCTGTTTTGTACACCCAAGAACCTTTGCTGTGATTCTGGCTTCACTGCTGCCGATATCGGATAAACTCACATATTCCGGGAACGCCTGCACAATTCCATGCATGGCATTAAATACATCTACATTTTCCAGGAATACTTTTATAGTCTCTTCAACATCATGCCGACAGTAAAAAACTGTCTGTTCTATTTCTTTCTCAGTCAGTTTTCTTTTGATATCAAAGGGTACTTCTGTTTCCTTGATGTTACTACCCATGAAACCTTCCATGGTCTTCAGACCAACGGGTGGGTTAGGCATAACATCATAATTTATCATTGGAAGTTTATTAAATACTCTTGAATACTGCCAGCCTTCTTTTCCCTGAATGATGATCCAGTCATTGATCTTCTTTGGATCCAATCCCAACAGAATCCCTTTCATGATGTATTGGTCATAATGACGGTTGTTAAATCCAACCCATATATTACTCATATTTCGCTCATATAAGGTTCTTAACTTATCCTTGTCATTGATTATCACGTGTTCTTTTTGATTCGTCACATCAATGAAAACTGCAAGCCAGTCACGTTCAAAAACCTCAAAATCGTAAAATATCAT